GTCATGAAAAAGTTTAGAATTTTTTCTTGCTCCAAAGTGCTGGTCTGTAATTATTGCTACCTTCATTAATTACGTAATTTAGAATGGACAGCATCCTTGATTTGATTATAATCACTGTAGTTGGAATCGTCAAGGGTATCTCTTTCAAATACCTGTTCATATCCTGTCTTCTCCAATATCTTATTCTTGATCTCCAATTGCTTCTTCTCCTTCTGTATTCTACGTAAGAACGCGTAGTGAATAATTTGTGTGATATAGTTGACAAAGTTTGGTTTGAAAGATAGATGAGTAGCAATCTTTAGAAAACACTCTCCAATATATCTTGGAATACGTGGTTTCTCTTTACCTTGAATTTCTGCTATCTCCCTATCTTCTCTAAGTTTAATTAGAGCTGCAAGAAACTCTTTATTATTGACATAGTGTTCAGATCTTTTACGTCTACCCATAATTCTTGCAGGAGTCATATCTTTACTATCTATTATGTATTAATTATAGCATCCAACACAATAGTTGACAAGGTATCAAAATAGTAGTAGACTAACTCTGTCGGGTTTGAAGGGTTAGGTATCGTTAGTTATCTCTAAAGAGCTTCTCTAATGATTTCTTTGCTTCACTAATAGTAGATATATATCCCATTCTTCTATCTAACTTAGTCTTCTTTTCATAAAAGTTATTCTGTTGTATAGAATAAGTTTGATGCATAGATATTGTTTCTAAGTCTTTTGATTCACTTAGAGTCATAACATCATCCAAATTAATTACAAAAAGTTCCTCCTTACTAGTTTTTATCCAAGGTTCTACCTTGTATCCTGAAGCAGATCTAGTTTTAATTCTTTCAATAGTAATTGGATTATCTAGAATTAAAAAACATCGTTCATGATCTTCATCATAGTTTATCTTAGCAAATATTTCTTCACCAGATTTAAGTTTGATGGTGGCATAAAAGTCTTCTTCCATTATTTTATTTGAATAGTGATTATTTCATAATTAAAGTTTTCTTCATTGTAAATTTTAATTCTTTCAATTAAATGATTCAGAGTATAATTTTTAGTTGAATGATATGTGCAGTCATCTCCAATATCATATAATGTTGCTTTTACTTTGTCTTTTCCTTTTCTAAGAACTCTTCCAATGGACTGGAGGTTTCTAACTCTGGACTTACTGGGGCTTGCGAAGATGACATTATGCAACCTCTTGATGTTGATCCCAGTACTGAAAGTGCCATAACTAGCAACAATAATTGCATTGTTCTCATTTTCAGTAATCTCCCTAATTGATTCTCTTTGTTCAGTATCAACTCCACCATGAACAAAGAATACCTTACGTTCAGTATGCTTAACATTATTTATCTTCTCATAAAGTATTGCTCCATGAGTTTCTACTCTACTATACAAGATAAGAGTGTTACCTTTTAGATCAAGTGCTAGATTAGTAATGAATTTATTTCTTTGATCATGTGTAATTAAATACTGTAGTTCATCCTCATATGTTTCAAACTTCTTAGCAGGATGCTTAAGAACCAAACACTGGATATCTAACTGAGATAGATGACCTTCTCTCATTAGTTCCTCTGTTTTAGTCACCTTGTATGATGGTCCAAACAATCCCTCTAACACCCATTTATGAGTCTGTGTGCCATCCAATGTGCCAGTAAAACCAAATCTATACTTAGCATGATGTAATTTAGTCATGATATTAACCAAGGACTTACTCTTAAATAGATGTGCTTCATCTCCTATGATGACATTATAATCTTCAAAGAAAGATTTCTCTAACTTATATACTGACTGCCATGTAGTGATTGTTACTTCATTAGAATTACTTCTCTCTCTACCAGCATATATTCTATGACAATGATTTTTTACATCCCAACCATACTCTTCAAAGTCCTTGTACATCTGTTCTACTAATGATGTAGTAGGAACTACCAATAGAATCTTCTGTCCTTTATGTACATAATATCTTACTAAAGAATAAATCATTAAAGATTTACCTGATGCAGTAGGACTAACTAACAATCTTCTATTGTGTTTTAAACAATCACATACACCTTCTATCTGATACTCTCTGGGTTTAAATTTAGTAATAGAGTTGATATAGTCTTTTACACCTTCCTTTGATATAGATTGATTTACTTCAAAAGGTAATCCATAGTATTCATTATCCTCAAATTTATAAGTATATCCATGCCTATTACAAAAGGATACTATCTTATCTAACAGTCCTACATATATTTTCTTAGATCTTAAGTCAAACAGATGTATCTCACCATTCCAATTCCTCTTTCTATATTGAGGCATGAACTTAGCACCTTCTACCTCAAAGGTAAAATGATCCCTCAACTCATATTCAATATGAGGTTCTGCCTTAATACTTAAAAATACTTCGTTTGACTTTCTTATTATAACGTTGGTCACTTTTACCCATCATGCTATGGGTATTTATTAATCTTTTTGAAGTTTATATTTCTTTCTAGAATGTTGATTATCTTTAGGTGTAGTCCATTCTAAATTGTCTATATGATTATTCCTAGTATTACTATCAACATGATCAATAATTGCACAATCTCTTATAAATTGTTTTGCAGATTCTGGAGTATTTTTCCAATCCTCCATTGGTATAGGAGGATTTTCATCAATAGGTTTCCATGCTTCTATTACTGCCCTATGATATTTTATTTGGATAGTAGTTAAATCTAAAGATTTAGTTAATCTTTTATAATACTTAGAACCTGGAACATTTAAATCTTGTTGAGTTGTATTATAATCATAATCTTCAAAAAGTTTTGGACATTCTTTTCTATTAACTCTTAAACCAATAACATGAGGAACTTTATATCCCCCTTCAATTGTCTCATATGTTGGATTTAATATCTTAGGTTTAGAAGTTATTGTGCTAAGAACTCTTCCATCTTTAGATACAAAATAATGAGGAACTTCAACTCCATATTTTTTAATAGGTCTGAATTCCTCTTCTCCATAAATGTTAATCATTAACCTAACCCCGCATTAAATCTCATAAACTCTATAGCATTCTTTATCTGATATGTTCTATTCTGAATTACTTTTAAAATACTTTCAATGTAAACAAGCATGGTATCATAATAATCAATTTTTAGATTTGAATTGGAAAGTTTCTCATCAGCATCAAGATACTTCTGCATTGTATCTTTATCCCTTATCTTCTTTGGAAAAGGATCATCTATATAAACCTGAGGATCAGACTTACCAGAAAAATATTCATAACGTTCATGACGAATATTTTTACGCTGCTGTTCTGCTTTCTTTCTTAAAAGGAATATAGTATTATATAACTCAAAGTATTTTGCATGTAGAGAGGGAATATTTAATGACTCTTCATGTAGATTATCTCTATCTATTTTTGCATCTTTCTCCCACATCTCTTGAATAGACTCAAGATCAATACTCATAAAATCTTATCGTTCAAATCAGTAATATTGTATATAGTATACTTGAATGTAACATCTGCTGTCAAGTAATCTATATCACTATCAGTAGCATCAAAGTCTAGATCTGATAAAGATATTGGGAACATGTCTAAGAATTTAACTTTAAAGTTTGGTGTATTAGAACTAGAAAGAACATTCAATGTACCATCAGAGAAATAATTTAATTCTGATGTAGGTGCATTTGGATTATTTCTTTGCCAATCATATATCTCTTTCAGACTATCTGGGAAACCAAGTCCCCTTAACCAGTGCTGTATCTCAAGATAGTTTTCCAAATCTTCATCCACTAAGAATCTTAATCTTAAATCTTGGAACTGTAGTTTATCACCAGGTACAGGAATATCTGTTAGATATGTTGTTTGATCAGCAGTGCCTAAATTTAAACCTGGTATATTTGCTGAGTTGGAAAAGAATACTACCTTAGGTGCTCTATTTAAAACAAACTTAAACCCAGTAGGACTTAAGAAGTTTTTATTCTGTACTTGATTTCTAAAACCTGTTGCAGTCATTATTATATACTTTTTAAATATTTAGATAAAAAAAGACCCCCTACAAGAGGAGGTCTTTGAGAAATATAAGCATCTAGCTTACATGATGTTCTTAACTGCAACTCTTCTGTAGTAGCGGTTGCTGTTAGAAGTGAGAGCACCAAGTCCTTGAGTAGCACCTTCAGCAAATGGGTTTGAAACAAGACCATATCTTGTCTTAAATCCAATTTTTGGCTGGAAGGTTTGCTCACCCACTGCACGAACCATCTGTAGAGGAACGTATGGGCAATAGAACAGACCTGCATCATAAGGTGAACCACCTTTGTAACCAACAACATAGTACTGGTTGCTGCCTTGAGCAAGACCACTGTTGTTAGCTGCTAGGTTAGCAGAATATGGGTCAATGTATACTCTGTACTTACCTTGGATAGTACCAGCAAATGTGTTACCAGTATCATCAACATTAAGGTT